CCTAAAACTAAATCTGCCGCAATACCAGATTCAGATATTAATGCTCCATCATTCCAGCCATTGTCACCATAAGCAGCAGCATTGTATCCACCTGTACCAGATGCCATTTTTAACTAATCCTAATTATAGCTGTATTGTGAGCCGCTGAAGGTAATTGAATTGTAAAAGTACCTGCTGTTGATGTAAAATCAGAACCAAAATCTAAAACTGCAATAGATGCATTTGATTTAGAATTATTGTAAATCAAAGCACCACGAGCAGTAATTGTAGCTGTGGTAAACGCAGGATCTGCAGCATCAAAATATGCTACATTATTTGATGAATCAAAAGCAACAGCTTGACTTGAAAGAGTTGCTCCTCCTGCTGTATACCCTGTTCCACTTACTTCATTTGAAGTAGTATATGCTGTTGTAGTTGCACCTAAAGATGCACTTGATGTGTATAATGCTATTTTTAAAGTATCTCCACCATTTCCTAAGTTATGTCCACCATCTAAACAATCTTGCAAGAAAGTGTCTGTTAATGTTTGCGTTATTGCCATTTAATTTCTCCTATGTAGTCGCTTGTTGTATATTATTTTCTCCCAATACGTTCATGGGAGCATTGTAATCATCTCTTCTTCTTCGTCTTGCTTGATTATTTATTGAATCAACAGAAGCCTTGTATCTTGATGAATAAATTTGTAAATCTTCTCTATTCTTACTAAATGTACAAGCCTCCATTAATGCTCCAAACAAGATTAATTCTTGTGCATTTGTTGTTAACCAATTTGTTGTATTGGTACTTGATAATGGGTCTAATCTTTGAACATAACTCATTTCTATTCGTAATGCGGCACTTGGTGTTGGTGCTACTAAAATTTCTGTGTCATTGTAATTAGCAAAATATTTTGGTGTTCCTGTAGTTGTTGCTGTTGGCCAATAATCATATATATATTCGTCTGTTCTTTTTTCTAAAAAATGTCTTTTATTGTTAGAATCAAGATATAAAAGATGTCTTATAACTAAAGCATCAGTTGGTTTTGTTACAAATCTGTCATTAACATTAAAAGATGAAAAAGCACTTTTTGTAAAAGCCTGTGGATCTATATCTCTTACAATTCTTTGTTCAGCTAATCCAATAAAATTATCTGTTTCATTAGAAAATTCTGTTCCATCATTTTCCATCCAATCTTTAATGTCTTGCGTTAAAGTTGCATATGTCATTGTTGCCATGTTATCTCCTAACCTACATCATCCAATAATGCTGCTACTATACATGTTACAGTAGAAGATGATGAAATTGCATGTATATCAGCAACAGTTGTGTTTGGTAAATTTGCAAACCAAGAATGTCCTGCTGCAATTTTTATTCCATCTGTTACAGAAGTAGAAGCAGTTCCTGCATCTAAAACAACATAAACGTCATTTGAAGAATCAGTATTTTTAATAAATAAAAAATTAACTTTATCTCCTGTAGCTACAGCAGTTGGTGCTGTGTCATCATCTACAGCAGTGTAATCTGTAAAATATCCTGCAATTAAATCTGTGCTTGAGTTAGAAACACTTGTTAATTTATAATACCATTTATCATTTGCGTCAGCAGGACTTATACTCACACTACCAGAAATAGTTTTAGCTATTTCATCTGGTAATACAGTTGCTGTAAGTGTTATTGAAGCATCATCAGCCATTATTTTTTCCTTTTTCCTTCTTTAATAAGACGTTGTTCTCTTTCTTCGTATTTCTTAACTTCTTCAGAAGATAATTTTCTTATAAAACCTTTTTTAGGGTTTTTTATTACTACTGTTGATTTTATAGGTGTAACTGTAGCGTCAGCCATTATAAATCTCCTCTAAATATTTTTGATTCTATTCCTGTAACTTTTACAGTTACGTCTTTACGTTTTTTTGTCGAAGTGTTTCCAGAGTTGTCCTTGAAACTTGTATTGTCCGTAGTGGATGAGTTCTGATGAGAGGTCTGCCCAGATTGTTCCTCCAATTTTTTGCCATCTTCTTGAGAAAGCGTAATCTTCTGATAAATACCTTCCATCTTCATCCTTCATTGTATCAAAAAACAAATAAGTGTTCTTTGAATCATATTCTTTTCCATTTAATATTTGATCTGTATTGTAATGTAACTCTGGATACTCTTTTACCATTTTTAAAAGAGCCTCTTTCTTAATTAAAAGGAATCCAGTAGCCGCATCTAATACATTTGCAAAACCTTGTTTAACTTCTATGTTATCTTTATCTTTAAAATTTAACACATAAGGTAAACTAAGTGTTTTATAGTCTAAATCATCTTTTACTAACTGTGGTATAGCACTCCAATTAATTAATTTCATTGGATATGGTGCACAAACTACCTCATGATCAAAATCTAACATTCTTTTGACAATTTGAGGTTTAAATCCTATGTCAGCATCAACAAACAACAAGTGTGTAGCATCTTCATCATCTAAAAAGTTTGCTACTAACGTATTTCTTGCTCTAGTAACTAAAGATTCCATTCCAAGTGTTTGTATACGAAAAGGAATCTGTTCTTGATTACAAAAAGTTTGTAATTCTAACATGGAGTGAAAGTAATCTTCACACAACCATCCACCATAAGCTGGTGTTGCTACAAATAATTTTACTTTATGAGACACTAATTGATACACTACCTAAACTTGCACTAGATGTCAATGCTGTAGCTAATGTATTGCCTGTCGCTAAAGTAAAACTACCTCTTATTCTTTTATCTTCAGCAGTAATACCTAATCTTTTTTGTAATGTATTAATAGATCCATTATATAATTGGTCAGAACCATACAATTTTACTTGTGGACTAGCATCTTTTAATGCTTCTGCATCAACTGCATGTCTTTTTGGTTCTAATTGAGGATGTTTAGGTTCAAATTCTGATTTGTGTACTAAAGAACCATTCCATTCCTTAACCATTTCTGTGTATGGATATGCAAAACCACTTCTATCTGATATAGCTTTAGCATATTTACCTTTTGCAAATGCCATTTTTAATCCTCAGACTCATAACAATTGCATTTAGGACATCCTTGATCTGATGTGCATTCACAATCATCACAAAAACATGCACAATTAACACATTTTTCACTGTCTAATTTACATTTTTTTATATTATCCATTAAGCCCTCGCTAATTTAGGATAAATTTTTAAATCAACTTTTTCTCTGCCATCATCTATGGCTCTTTTAAATTCTTCTTCGTATTGTAATTTTAATTCTTGTCTTCTATTAATATCTACTTGTGGTCTTTTTTGTGCCATATAAAATGCAAGACCACTAACTGCACATGGTAAAAAACTATCTGGTATATCTATACTTTCTGTAGAAGCAGTAATATCTTCTATTCTATTTCTTCTACTATAACGAAAAACGTCTGTAGAATTATCTGGTGTTGGATATAAGTATATTACAGGTGCTGCTCTTTGCATATCTAAGAAAAACTGTGATGGTCTTCCTTTAGTTGCTTTAACAGGAATATTTAAATAATCTTCTCTGTTAATTCTATCCATTTGAAAATCAGTTCGTTGACTGTTTTCTGTTCTTGATATGACAGCTTCTAGTATGTCTAAAGTATAAGAATCTAATGTATAATTTGATGTGCCTTCAGTAACAGTTTGTGTAGCTTCATCTATTGTCCATAGTTGAATGCCTCTGTTAGCCCATTCACGCATCATTATATTAAGAGTTCTTCTTGCACTACTTGCTTCTTTTCCTGTAGTAGGCTCACTGCCTATACGAGATAAAGCCTCATCGATAATTTCATCAACATATAAAGTAGAAGTTTTAGTTCCAGAAGTTGCCATATCTTATTCCTAGTATGTTTTCTTTAATTTCATTATAATTGTATAATGATCGTGGTTAGTATGTCCATGAGTTGTTAAGTCAATATCACCATCGTATCCAGATGCTTCAGTGTTTTTAATTCCACCAAATTCTGAAAAGTTTAAGTGTCCTTGAACATTACCTGCTGCTGCACTGCCACCTAGAACTAATGCTTTAACATTACTTGTTGCATTCCATTCTATATCGACACGCATTCCACCAATGTCATACCAAATTTTTTCTATGTCAACTTTTGAACAAGCTGTTCCATCTCTTCCTGCTGATAAAGATGCAACATCAACTTTTTCAACCGATGATTCACCAGTTCCATCAGAAATATTAGTAAATTTCATTATGGCGTGTTTCGATCCAACAGCGTCATATATTGTTTGACTTGTAACTGCGTCTGCCATTTTTCCTCCTATGTAAAAAAAAGGCTAGGGCTTTTACACCCTAGCCGTTATGTTAATATACTGAATATTCGAGTTCTACCGTAAATCTACCTGCTGTAATATCAGCATTAATAGCTGTAGTAGTAAATGCATATAAGTATTTACTAGCTATAGCTGCTGTTACGTTAGGAACGAATATGTGATAATTACCTGCTGTGTTATTAAAGTTAACATCAATCTCAGTAATTGATTGTGTAGCACTTAACTGTTCGTTAAATGAAGTAACACCTGCTCCAACAATTTCTGTTCCAGATGAAACAGCAGAGTTAGTAGCTGTACCACTTGTAGCACTTAAAGATAAACCACCAACAAGAGTTTCTCCTGCTGCTGTAGTAATACCAATTAATGCTCTGTGAATAAAAAATTTAGAAGGGGTTACTAAGTCGTCTGGTGCATCAGTGTTTAAAGTTCCTAATTCTACAAGAACATCACCATCGCCATAAGCTGTAGCTGCAGCGTTAGTTGATGCTAGAGTTCCTGCAAAAGATTGAAATTTTCTAGTTCCAAGTGCACATAATTGTCCAGTTGAGTTAATATTAACTCCTGTTTCTGTAATTGCACCAGTAGTAGAATTTTCGTTAATGACTTTAAATCCTGTTTTTGATCTAATTGCACCACTAAAAGTTGTATTAGCCATTTTAATTCTCCGTAGTTAAATCATACCATCGCTTCTACGATTGTCTGCTCTAGGACAGTTGGTATGATAGTTAATCCTAGAAATAGGGGGGAAAATCCCCCCTAGTTTTGTACTTTATTACGCACCCGGTGATCCAAAAATGGATCTCCAGTCAGACCATCCAAAAGAATATCTTTCAGAGGCTTTGAAACGCATATTTCCAGATTCAAAATCCGGTTCCATAGAAGTTTTTAAAGGTCTTCTTTGGAACATTTTTAGACCAGAATTTACTAGGTCTG